TTAATAAATCTGTCTACGTATGATTTTGTAGCTGCGTGCAGTGGGTCTGTAGGAACTGCAAACAAGGTAAGCATACCAAGCATCGCATCGCCGTCTTTAGACAAGAATCCTTCAGCACCAGTAGCAAAGCTACTCCAGTTTGCGTTTGAACCACCAGCTGGGTTGCTACCACCAATAGTGTCTACGTTAGCGATAAACGAACTGGCACCAGCCTTAACAACGTCATCTTTGTAGTATTGAGTTGTACTAACCCATGTACCCATCCAACGAATACCTGAGTTAAACTTCTGCCATTTGTTGGCAGTTAAATCAGTATTGAAATCTGTGGAAGCGTGAGGTAAAATAGAAATGTAGGTATTACCACCATAAGTCACAACTTCATCAGTTGCGTACTGTGTACTAGTAGCCCATGTACCGCGCAGTTTAAATCCTGCAACAACCTTGTCCCAAGTAGCTGTAACTGTTGGGTTAACGTTTTGGTTGTCGGCTTTAGAACGATATAATGAACCACCGTAACCAACGATTTCGTTGATCTTATAAGCAGTACCACTAGACCATACGCCTTGGTAAGAGAAGCCTGAACTATATACTTGCCACTTAGTAGCATCAGTAGGTAAGTTACCTGTTGTTACACCTAGTGCAATATAAACATTGCCGCCGTAGCTAACAATATCGCCCTGGAAGTATCCAGTAGCATTTACGTAAGTGCCTTTGTAGCTGTTACCAGCAGTTAACAATTCCCAGTTAGCTGCAACTGTAGGCAGTGTGTTGGATTGTGTTAACTTTGAACGATAAATGTTGTTACCATAAACAACGATATCGTTTACATAATATTCCGTTACAGCGCTGTAGTTGCCAGTAAACTTAATACCACCAACGTACAATTCCCAGAAACCTGTGTTGCTCGGAGCATTGCCAGTAGTCTCTACTTTAGCACGATAAATGTTAGCGCCGTAAGCAACTAAGTCATTAGGTACATAAGCTGTAGCTTCGTTGTAAACACTGCGAGGGCTAACACCTTCTACAAATCTGTCCCAGTATGCGGTAACTGTTGGTAAGTTGTTTGTGCCGTCTTGTTTTGCAACATAGATAGAACCACCATACTTAACAACGTCATTCTTCTGGTAAGAAGTTGTAGGAGAGTAAGTACCTTCGTACTGAATACCATCCAAGAAACGTGACCAGTAGGTTGCGTTAGGAGGAGTAATGTTTACAGAATCTTTAACAGCAACATACACAACGCCACCGTGTGCAACACCGTCACCAACTTTGTAGTTTCCGCTTGTGCTAAATGTGCCCAAGAAGTTGAAACCTTCTACCATCAAAGCCCAATAAGCAGTATCAGTAGGTAAGATTCCTGATGTTTTTAATGCGTATGTATACACATATACGTTACCACCGTACTTAACGATATCGTTAGATTCGTATGTAGTGGCATTGCTCCACTGACCAGCGAAGTGGAAGCGTAATTTTCCTAGATCAATAAGTTGACTCATATTATATTAGCCTCATAAGTAAGTGTCCTTTGTTACCCCACTCAAATTGAATAGTATCTTTTGACCAAACCCATTGTTTATAGTCATACTTATCAATTGTACCATCTTGTGGCAATGAGACTGGAGTGTCCCCGTCTAAAATTTCAATGTTTAGATTGCCTGTGTCGGGGTCTAGACGGAACCCGTATAACACTTTGTCGGCTAAATCTGTGCCTTCGTAAAACCCACCCATTATGAGACTCCTTGTAATATCGAGAAGACTGCATCAATGCTAGAATCTACTTTAGCAGAGATAACTAGTTTATCACCTGCGGCAAGTACTAGTTTATTTCCTTTTGATATTTCATAAGGATCACCCGCATCTATGCGCTTATCTTTATGAATGTATGTGTCTTCTATGCCTCTGCGAATTTTTAATGTAAAAGGAATAGTAGTGCTCTTTAGATTAGAAATACTACCACCAATTAATATTGATTTTTCTGGTGCTGTAAAAGTAACTACTTCGGTAGTTCCAACGGCACGTGATATTGCGTTTACAAATACTGTTGCCATATGTTACCCCAATGCAATTGCCATAATAATAGCTTTTTCTGTTGCTATTTGTTCCGTAAGAGCAGTGCTTCCACCGCCACCGCCACTAGATAGTGATGCTATGTTGCCTTGATCGTTCTTATAATAAAGAATACCATCTGCAGTATTTAAAGCTAGCTCACCATCTTCTAGATCTGCTGTAGTAGGAACTTTTCCAGTTACAGCACTTCTTTTAAGTTGTATTTTAAGTGTTGGATCAACGGACAGTACAATTCTTGTACCGCCGCCAATAGTTGTGATGCCTGCAGGATAGCTAGTACCTGGATTAGTTACTGTTATAACACTATTACTAATACTGATTCGGCCATCACCATTTCCACCATTTACAACTATATCAGACTGTCCATTATATGGCGCAAGTGTGTCATACTGTACAGCTGAAATAATAGGTCCACTAAGTGTTGGCATAACAGTTCCTTTTAGTATTAATAGCTTCCGCCATCAACTTGTACTAGCTCTACTAAACCATCAGTTACTGTGAACTGAGTATTTAAAAACTTTGACAAACCTTTGATTAGCGTTGTAGCAGTTGGAATAACTGTTTGCGAAACTGCAGTTACTAAACCTTTAGCATTAACTGTTAAGGTTGGTACTGTTACGGAGTCACCAAAGGTGCCAACATTTGAATTAACTGTTGCTAGGGTAAGTGCTGCCGAAACTGCTGCGCTTCCATCAACTGCTGTTAATGTAGCAGTTGCATCGCCTGTTAAACTCAAGTTACGAGCCGTTTTCCACTTGGTAGCTGTTGAAGCATTACCAACTAACTCAGCATAAACGTTTGTAACGTTTAAGTCTTTGTTCAAGTTCCAGCGATCATCGCCGCTTGAATATGTTAAGGTTGCTGCAACTGTAGGGCCTTTAATTGTTATACCACCACCATCTGCTTGTGCAGCAGTAGTAGCATCTTTAGCTAACTCAATATTTTTATCACCAATTGCAACAGTAGTTGAATTAACTGTTGTAACAGTACCTAATACTGTTAAGTTGCCAGTGATTTCTGCATTACCTGCAATCGAAATATTTGCAGCAGTAATGTCATTTGAGTATAATGCACCTGACACAGTTACGTCGTTAAAAGTAACATTTGATGTAGGTGCAAGTGCTTGTGGCAAGCTGATTGTAACCGTGTTGTCGGTAACTGCTGTTGATACTCCAGTACCACCAGTAATTGTTAATGTGTCTGTTAACAAGCTAACTGTATCAGTGCCAGTGTTACCTGCAATTGCCAAGTTAGTTGCAACGGCTACAGTACCTGCGGCGCTTAAGCGACCTTTTGTATCAACTGTAAAAGTAGGGATTGCTGTTGCCGAACCGTAACTGCCTGCAGTAACTCCAGTATTTGCTAGTGTTAATGCTGCTGATACGTTTGCTGATCCATCAATTGCTGATAGTGTAGCAGTTGCATCGCCTGTTAAACTCAAGTTACGAGCATTTAACCATTTAGTAGCAGTATCGGCATTACCAATTAAATCTGCTGTAACACGTCGTGCAGTGAAATCACCGTTTGAATCGCGCTTTACTAATGTGCCTACTGTGTTGATATTGGTAGCTGCGTCAACCATGTCGGTATAGCGCTTACCACCAATAATAATGTGATTTACCGCATTTCCTGCGGTTTCGGTTCCAAGACCAATGTAAAGTCGGTCACCACCATTTGAGCCGTTATCTGTTAAACCCGAATAGGCTAACTCACCTGCGCCTAGTACCCCAGGATTACCTGACGTTTCACTGCGCTTAATTCTTAAAATAGAAGCCATAGCTTATCCTTTTAAAATTGACCAGCTTCAAAAATTTGCTTATCGAGCAAATTAGTAGCTTTCCACATATTTGTTGCCGTGTTATAAACTAACACACCGCCATCTTGTAGTTGACTAATATCAACGTCTGATGAGTTCATTAATGAGTTTACCGCAGGTGGAGGCAACATACCACTAGTAATAATTCTGGCAGGCTTGTCATCCGTTACTACAATATTTACTATCTGTTCTTGAATAACATTAGTATCGCCGCTTTGTGTTACGACTACTTCAGCACTCATCGTGTAACCTCCTGAACTAAGGTAAGGTTTCCGTTGATAAATGGAATCACGTTATTGCCGTTGTATAGTTCTAAACTATATACTGCTGTTGAAAACGTAAAGTTTTGTGTAACATTTGCCAACATAGTAATCTGGATTGTTTTAGTTGTATTATCTAAAACAATCTGTGAATTTTGTGTTGTTGCTTCATGAATAACTGTTGTACTGTCTACTGTTTCGCGAATTTGCATACGAGCCGCATATCCTGACAGTGAAACAGGCATATTAAATTCTACTACACCACCACTTGTATATGTGTTATACGCTAAACTATTTACTTGATTTATCTCTATGGTAGTAGTAGTTGGTGTAAGAGTAGACAAGTGATATTCTTCACCTGTACTATTTATTTCTTTCATACCGCCTGCACCGACTACACGAAATCTCCAGCCTATTGGCAGATTATGTGGCGTGGTAGTAGTAACTACACAAGGGGCTGATTTTGCAATAGACGAAATTGGTACATAAACTTTTGTTTCTGATTCCCAACGAAATGTCTCTTGAAAAGTGCTGCCTTGGTAGATTTTATAGTTAATTTTTGCTGGTTGCATTAGCCCACCTTAACCTTTTTAGCTGCTGCTATAGTAGCCGATACTCGAAACTTGTTAACTTCTTCGGTTAGTGCAACAACTTCGGTTTGCAATTGCTGATTCTCAACGCACAACTGTGCTAGTTGAGTATTTAGCAGAATCATTTCTTGCTGCAAGCGATTTAACTCAGTGGCAAGTAAGGTATTCTGTTGACTCATACGTTCTAGCTCCGTGTGCATTAAAGTAATTACGCTAGTTTCCGCATGGGTACTTTTCCAGTCTTTTAACAGTTTCTGAATTCCAACTGAGAAAGCAACAACTGCTAACGCAACTAGTGAAACTGTCTGAATGAGGCTGTGGTTATCAATCTCCACCATAATCAGATCTCCTTATTAGCAGTGGTTGTATATTTAATTATATTCTAAACGGCAGAGCTGCCCTTTACATCTAGTTAAAAGCTTGTCAAGAAAAAAGGTTGACAAACTCTGACAATTTGATATATTATACCACAAGGGCGGTAACTTGTCAATGCAAAAAAATACCCTGCCCATATAATGGACAGGGTATTTTGGTTACAAGAATTTTTTAGTTTTTACGGTATTACACCGCCTTCGCCAGCACTAGCATTTTGAACATAGAAGTATGCTACTATAGTTCTGTAATTACTAGGGTAATAAGCATCTTGTCCTGGGAATGTAAAGTTAATAGTGTAAAAACCAACGGCTAAAGCTCCATAGTTACCAACTACCTGACGATATTGACCTGAACCATTAAAACTTCCACTAAGTGCAAATCCAGTATAAGGCCCAGTTACAATAGTAGCAGTAACAGCACCACCAGGTCTACCACCATTTAGACCCCAAGTGTCGCCTTGATAATCAAAGTTGTAATAGTTATAAGTAACTGCAGTTCTTGTTGGCGTATATTGTACAGTATAATTGCAAGTAGCTACATTGTTGTATTCAACTACTTGTGAGTATGTACCACCAACTCCATCGTTGTAGTTCTGCGTTAGCGTATAACCAACACAGTACTGTCCACCACTTAAAGTACCTGCATCATAAACTGTTTTGTATCGTGCTGAACGAACATTGTTGTTATAAGCAAACTTAATCCATAAACGGAAATCGCCTACAGTTTGACTGCCTCGTGCAGTTGCACCTGTAATATAGTTTGTAAAATTACCGTTACCGTCTAATGTTAAGCCAGTGCCTGTAAAAGTTGTTGGTTGAGGATCGCCGTTATTAGTACCTTCAAAAGAAAAAGCACCATACGGCATACCGCCTGTTACACTAATAGTCATATACCCATTTAGCGGAACTATATAGTTACCATGAGCATCACTTACAATAGTAAGTGATTCATTATAACTAGGAGTTGTACTAGTGTCGCCTATATCAAAGCTGGTACTTGCTTGTGAAGGCCCACCACTATAACCAGTACGTAAGTTAAACGTTGCAGTTTCAGTTCCTTCTGTTTGTAAATCACTTCTGGGATAAATAATAACTTGAAAGTATCCCACAGCATTAGTAACAAAAGTATTGTTTAAAGTACTACCGCCACTAGGGGTAAACCACCCGTTTCCATCTTGTGCGTCATGATAAACATATTGAATGTCGTTAGTTGTAATATTAGTACCTGATATATCCCACCATAGTTGAGTTCCTACGGGTACATTTGTCCAACTAATAGTAAAGAACTGAAATCCATTTTCATTTACAGTAGCAACATATCTGCTAACTGAATAGCTTGCAGGAGTTTGCGACACATCAAGAACTGTAATAACTCCATAGGTGTCTTTAGTAAAGCCGTTTGGATATTGTACTACTAGTGTGCCGTCTTGAGTTCCTTCAGTACTTTGATCTGCTGTAAATTCGATTGTAAAATTCGCTATACCGTCAGAACCAATTGCTACCCCATTAGCAGCAGAGTTAATATAATCAGCTGATTCAAGAGTACCACCAATAAACTTAGGATAAACCATTGTCCCTGCAGGCACATTAGTTGTAGTTACCTTAAAGTATCCGGTACTAGTTTCACTAATAGTTAGTGGCCCTTTTGTTCCGTTTGAGCCTGTAATTGAAAAAGTTTGTGTTGGGTTTACGGTATAGTTAAAACTTCGGAAGTTCTTAGTTGTTGTGTTAAATATCCAAAAAGTGCGATTAGAAACAGCGTTAGGATTACCGCCAAGATCACTACCGTCTGGCCCCAGTGGTGTGGCTGGTGGATTGCTAAAGTTTCCGTTTTCGTCAAAGTATTGAGTTCCCACTGTAGAATACTCAGGCTTCCAACGATTATTCCAAGCATAAACAGGGTCTACGCCTTGTGGTAAATTTGTAAATTCAAAAGATCCGTTAGGCGTTCCGCCTGTAATTGTAATACTTGTTCGTTCGTTATAGTTAAAAGTTTGAGGCGATATATTTAATACTTCGTTACCTGCGGGAACGTCAGTAATTGGTATATCTAGAAACGTTGATCCGTTATTAACGGATATACGCATTGTTTCATTCTCTGTGGAAGCATCTCGAGCAAATCTAAACTCTAAGCCACTGGTATTATTAGAAATTGTAAAATTACCTGTTAGTGTACCAACACTTAAATCTGCTTGAGTAATGCCTGTTATTGTATACGGAACTGTAGAACCGTTTGCTAAACCCTGGGTAGTTAATGTAACTGCAATAGACTGACCTTCTTCCGGAGTCATAAAGCTTGATAGCGAATAACTTATAGCATCAGTAATTGTAAAACTAACCGAAGACTTGCCATTTAGAAGTTCTACGGTAGCTGTTTCCGTGCCTTCTATAAAACCATCGCTTGTTGCCGTAAGAGATATTGTTGCATTATTATTAGTTACACTAAAATTACCTGTTAAAGTACCAGAAGTAAAATCACTAGCAGTAATATTTGTGCCTACAATTCTATAAGGTACTAGAGTACCGTTTGGAACTCCTGAAGTAGTTAGATAAATAGTAATAACAAACGTAGTGTAAAGACCACCTTGAGATTCTTGAATACCAGCAGCATTTTTAGTTAGTATATAACTTTGAGGTAATTCTGGAGGGGTATAGCCTTGATCTAAAGGTGTGGCATTTACAACTATAGTTCTTGTTAAGCTTCCCGTAACTCCGTACATACCAGGCACATCCGGAGTTGATACTGCATGTCTAAATGTTGGAGGTGCTGCACGATAAAGATTACTACTGTTAAAAGCTTTTTTATACAGTGTGGGTATATATGTACTGTAGTAAGTGCCATTAACGGGATATACCCAACTTCGGTTAATTCCAGGCAATAAAAATGCAGGATTACTAGGCATAGCATAGTTAACATCCAATAATAACTCACCAACGTCGGACTCAACTGCTGGCCCTAGCGGATTTGCAGAGTTATACTTAGTAGTTAGATCTGAAATAACAATGTAAGGGTACTGTGCTGGTTGCAAGTGTCTTTTATTAGAGTCAAACATACACTCAGCAGCTTGGTTAAATATTTGTATACCATATCCAGTACCCAACTGTGCATTAGGTATAGCCTCACCTATAAACATATATGCTTTAGGAATGTCTGCTGCAGTTGCGACTGCAGTATTAGGAACATATGCCCTGATACTTACAAAATTATAACTATAAACATTTGAAGCATCTTGACTTTCATAATATATATTTTTTGCTGTATTTGGCAAATTAAATATTAAGAAACCTTTATATGCTGCAGGAGTAGAGTACGTTATAGTATATACGGACCAAGAAGTTATTCCTGAACCTGCTGGTACAAAAGATGAAAAAGGATTACCTTCTGCATCTGTCTGATTTAATAAATTAGCATAGTAAGCAGGATCTAATAAATTAGTACTATATACTGGTGCTTGTTCTAAAAACCAAGGCTTAACACTAGAATCATCAATAATTTTTTCGCCACTGTTATTAAAAAATTTAAAACCATAGGTCATACAGCAAACACCATTAAAATTGTAGTAGCTCTTTGTGTAAAAGCAGGCATATAGCGTTTATCTGTCCACGAAATAAACGGTATTTGACTTGTAGAATAATACCCGTGATTAATTGACCAGTAATGGTCTCCATAGACTGTTGGAATTATAATAAGTTTCTCTGCTGTAGGTCCTGTATCAGGATTGTAAGCGTACTCAACTGGAAGATATTCTATTTTTGGAGTATCTATGTATGTAGTGCTTCCTGGCATTGTAATAAATTTTACAAAGACTCCACCAGGGCTGGTGGAGTCATATGCTAGACTATTATCTGTGTTGTAAATTTGCATTCCGTATGCCATACGTATCCTTAAGCCAAGTTACCAATAACAACGCGCTTTTGACCTGCGTTAAATACTGTAATTTTGTTGTTCAGTCCGTCAATAACAATGCGATCACTATTAGCATTTCCGCTATTATTGCCTATATTTAACCTATTAGCATTTACTACACCTGTAGTAATTCTGCCTCCATCAATAACAGTAGTACCATTTTCCCCTAAGTCTGCAGCACTTAATTTACCTGCTACAGCATTATTTAAATTGGTAATCGTGGTAGTTGAACTAAGGTCAGTAGCACTTAACTTGCCAGAAACAGTAGTATTTAAATTACTAATAGTTTGCGTAGCTGCTACCTGAGTGTTAATATTAGTAAAAGTTACTATGCCATTAAAGTTTTGATGTGTAAATGCATCACTAATTTCTACTGTTTGTGCACCGCCTGAAACAGTTTCTTGTACACTGTAACGAGCTGCCCACATCTTTCCAATAGGATTATCTACAACTGTAAATGTAGTAGACCAGTACTGTGTTAGACTACTAAAAGCTCCTGTAGCAAAAGTATATCCTGCTGCCGCTGGTTTACTAGGTTGATTAGGTTCAGGAACGGGCGGGTTATAATACAAATATCCAGTTGCATTTTTTAATGGTGGATTTACTACAGTTTGGCCTTCAACAAGCACTGGTTGTTGCCAAGTATAGGTTATACCACCAGCTGCTCTAGTACCAAAACTTGTCCAAAGTGGGTTTGTTCCTGTAGTTCCTGCTATAGTTTGAGACCACTGAGGATTAGTTAAAGCTAAAGTAGCTGTAAGAGTACCTGCTGGTGGAGCACTAGGTCCACTACCTCCAAATCCAATAGGATAACGAGTATATATTTGCGTAGTACCTTCACCAGTAAGACCATTGTTTGACTTATTTAGTGTAAGGATTTTATCAAAATTAGTGGCTACACCATTAACGCTAAGAGTAGCTCTATATGTTGCACTTGCAGTAGTAGCGCTGATTGCTGATATTGTTATAGCACCAGTTGTTGTAACAATATCGCTGGTCATACCTGTTTCAGATATTTTTGACCACACAACGCCATTAGCACTAGTTAATCTAGTTGCACCGCGAAAAACTATAAACTCACTGTTTAAATTTAACGGACTAGCTATTGGTGTACCATCACTATTACAACTAATAGTTTGATTTTCATTTGTTAAACCGCCTGAAATACCATCGCTACCATCTTTTAAAGAGTAAATAGTAATTTGATCAAATACTGTTGTAACACCGCCGGTAACTACAACTTTTACTATTGTAGTTCCACTTGTAAAACTTGCTAGTGAGTATACTGCACTTGTGCCTGTTTGAACAGCTGTAAAAGTTGTACCGCCGTTAGTAGACGTACTCCATGCATAAGTTGGAGTAGCACCCACATTAAAAGCAGTAGCTGTTAATGTAATTGTTGAAGGACTAATTACTTCAGTATTTTTTGCAGCAATAAATGCTTGTGTGCTTGCTGTAACATTAACAACAGAAGCATCTGCACCGTCAAAAGATTTATTTAAGTTTAGTGTTTTAGTTAATGTAACGCCATTTACGGTTGCGCTAAATACGGCTTCGCCAAATTGTTCATCCAAGCTATCAATTGTAATAACACCATCGCCATCTATTCTATAAGTAGAAGCGCTTCCACCATTGTAACTAACTGGCGCAAATGTAGGTATTGGTCCAGGTATTGAAGTGCTAGTTAAAAATCTTCCTCCCAATACTGCGTACATTTGTGTTGTAAAAGGAAACTGCCCAGCAATAACTTGTCCAGCACTATCACAACTAATATTTTGGTTTTCATTTTTTAAACCAACTATAAAAGCATCATCGCCTTCGCGATAACTATACACAGAAAATGTATCAAATACGCTAAAGGTGCCTTCGGAAACAGTTACTTTTACTGTTTTTACACCAAGTGGATTAAATTTCTTTAGTATAAAAGTATTGCCGCTAGCTGTTCCAATTTCTACTCCTGGAACGACATTGTCAACTAACCAAGTATATGTTGGAGTAACAAAATTACTTGGAGTGGCTGTTAGTGTAATTGTATCTGGTGTTACTGTAGTTGTATTCTTCTCAGTTATAAAAGCTTGTCTAGCAGAAGTTAAATTAACTGATCGTGCTGTAGCACCTGCAACGCCTTCTTTTGATTTTGTAAAACTTTGACGCTTTACAATGCTAAAAGCTACTCCGGTAGTTGTTTTACCAGTAATTGTATAGTCGATAGTGGCAACGTCTAGGGCATTGTCCATAGATGCGTGACGATCATAATCAATATAATTACCACCAACTGACGGAGTTGTATCGCACACAATACCATTTGCAGTAATAGTGCTTACAGTCCAAGTACCGTTTTCAAAAGGGCTGTTGTTATCTACATCTAAATATGTATTACCTTGCTTGACTTGAATATTGGTACCGCTACCAACATAACTACTTGCAGTAGTTGTTCCATCTGTATACGCAGGTATTCCATGAGATTCATTTGATAAGTAAACTGTAATTTGTTCTGTGCCGTCATTAATACGATAAAGAGTTAAAACATCGTTTACGTCACCAAGTGTAGCAGTAACTACTGCAGTACCAACTGTTATTCCTAAAGCGTCAAACTGTGCACGTGTAATTGTTATTTTGTTTGAATTTATTCCTGTGCCTTGAGTAAATGCAATGTTACCAATAGGTGTAGTAGTATTATCGCGTGCAAAAGCTTGAACTGTAAATGTAGGCGTACCCGTTAAGTTAACTAAGCGAGCTGTAACCGTTGTCGAAGGAGTTTGAGAAACTGTAGCAAATTGATCTTTGTAGATAAATTCTTTGTTGGGTGTACTGAGTTGAATTAGTGGTGCGGTCTCACCTGCTAATGCACGATAAACGTTCCACACTTGCTCTATTGTAACACCGTTATAAACAGCCTTAAAAGTAACATTGCCGCCATCTTCTGTTAAACCAGTACAGCTATAAACGCCTGTTGTGGCATCTATAGTTGCTCCAACAATACTGTCAACACTTCCTGCTTTAATAGAGTATACTGGTCTTGCTCCAAACGGAGGAAGGTTTATTCCACCAGTTACTTCAGTACTTAAGTTAAAAACCTTAAAAACACCAGTAGCTTGGCTAAAGTTTCCACCAGTACCATCAGTTGCAGTAACAATAGGAGTAGGATCGTTTGTTAAATATCCGTAGACACTTATGTTTTCCTCAAGCACTACGGCTGTTAGCTGATTAGAAACTGTATAAGACCCAGGGCCTGTCGGGCCCGCGGGATCTACTTCATCTTCGTCAATTGCACTAATAAAAGCGTACTTTACGTAATACCGAGTATTAGGAGTTAAGTTAGGAATAGTTACGTTTAAGCTATTGCCAGAAGGCACAAGTGTGCCTTCCCCGTTATTAGGATTAAATCCAGTAGTTAATGAGTACCATACTTTTACTGCTACTAAGTCATCTCTAACATCTGTAGTTCTAATAGTGTCATATGGTCTATCTAATACCAATTGTAATGATTTTACGCCTGGGTATAAAAATGCCGCCATGCTTATCCTTTAAATAATAGTTTTAACAACTATTGTTCCTAAAGTACTTGTAGTACTGTAATTGCCTTGCCCATCTTTTGCTCTGCAGGCCACTCGATAAGTAACCCCCGCTGCTGAAAGTCTGGGTCTTGGTTGTTTACGAAGATCAAACCTAGCTACACCTAGACTTTGTATAACTGTGATATTATTTGTTGCTGGATTTGGAGTTAATTCCCAGAAATCTTCTACACCTGTATCTTTATACAATCTGTACTCATACGTAGCAAAATCAGGCGTTTTTAAGGCAGGGTCTGGAGTTACAACAATCTCAGTTTTGTCTAAATCTAGAGTTAGTAGTGGTGCAATAGATCCAGTAAGTGTTTTACCAACGTTTGTAAACCAATAAGTATCAGACCAAGGTCCTACAACAGTACCAGATTTATTACTGTAACGTGCTCGTATCTTATAAACATCACCAGTAGTTAATCCATTAACTGTTAAACTACTAACTGATTTGTCAACACGATATAGCTCTGTTAAACTAGTAGTTCCAAAATCGCTATTGCCACGAATGATTTGTGATTCAATTTGCTCTGCTTGGTTACTTAATCCAGTAGGGTTTGAAAAACTAACTAATACAACGTTCTGATATGTTCCGCCAGAAATAGCCTCACTTAATACGCTGTCACTAGTTACTTGTGCAATTATTGGTGCTTCAATAATACTCATTTTAACAATATCGTTGTTAGCTAAACTAGTGTTGGGATTGTATGTTATTAACTGTGACAAATCAGTAGTATAAATACTAGGTGCATAATCAACTAAAGTTAACTTTGCTCCTGTTGAGCTTGTTGGCTCTACGTTTAGAACTACTAATTCTTGGGTTTCCTGTCCAATTTCACCCAGCATAAACAAGTTATCGACCTCTAGACTATCACCTGCAGCAATAGGTGCTGAAGATACTAATTTAATAGTAGTAACAGTAGCTGTTTGACCAGCAGCTAGTGTAGGGCTGGTAGCTGCTAAATCTATTGTTTTAGTAGTACCGTTGGGTTTATTTTTGTCGTTTACTCGAACTAATATTCTGTAAGTTTTTCCATAAGTTAAATTAACAGGTTCTGTTAGCTCTAATGTAGTAGTATTTGTAATAGCTTTTATCCTACCTGTAGCAACGCCCCATAGTGGAACATCGTGACTTACTTTAACTACATCACCTCGATTACATACTAAGTATTCAAAGTCGGTATTTAATGTATAAGTCTCAGGACGCAATTTTAATTGTGCATGATGCCACCTAGCCAAGAATCTTGCTTGATTAGCGTTGGTTACACCAGGTAAAGTTATACTTTCAAATAGTGTTGCTGCTGTTTTACCGCCAGTACCATCCTGATTATATCCGTAATTATAGATAATATGCTCAGAAGCCTGATAAGCTTGCTCTTCATCTACAATAGTTACTCGGAAAGCATTTGGCAGTCTTGGAAGTGCTTTTGTAGACTCAAAACCCCAGCTATTATGTGGAGTAAAATATTGAGTAGTATATGCTCTAGGCTTATCAACTACAACAGACCATTTACCATCTAAAAATATTGGGCTTGCTAATCCTGCTGCGCAAACATCTCGTAACATATCCATAACACTCATACTGTTAGTAATAATGTTATTATAAGTTAACGGAGCGTTAGAAGGATTGTTTCCTGCGCAGAACTCATGCCAAGTTTGTAATGTTGGTAAGTCTATTTTAGTAGCCATCTCTGATGCATTTATCTTATACGCATTAGCTGGATGCATTAAAACATACGCAAATAAGCTTGCAGGATTATTAGTAGGTCTGCTAATCCATTTTTGTGTAGCCTTATCCCAGTCTAAACAAATACTTTGAACTAAAGCATTTACTCCATCTACTGAACCATTAATTTTGTTTGTGCTTTGCACACGGACAGCAGTTTTGGCAATATAAGTTCCTGGCGGATTAACAGCAGGCCGTGTATTATCAAAACAAGCTGCTGTAAAAAATATTACTTTGGAGTACCTCTGGAAATCGCCTTCTTCGGTTGCATCGTTGTCAGTACGACGGCATCTAATAGCATAGCGTGCCTTGGGTAATTGTGTAAAATACTGTGTGTGTCCAAAAGCATCTTTTCGATTTTTAGACACGCCAGAAGTTCCAAATATTATTTCTGTATGTGTTGTAGATATAGTGTTTAAACCTGACTTAGTAAAACTTATTTTAAGAGCAGCACCCATGTCACGACCGCCTTCATTACCACAAGTTAACCTAACAGTATGCGTACCTGCGTCTATGTATACGGAAGCTGATTGAGTTTCCCTATAGCTGTTCATTGGCATAGTAATAATCTGTTTGCCATCAATTTCTACAGTACCTGTATCGTCGGCTGAAGCTTCAATATCGTAGTATCCGCTATTAGGAAAGTTAACGGTCTTAGACACATCTAGTTGATCTAGATAATTTCCACTATAGTTTGTTGGACGTACAGCATAACTTTGTAACAAACTGCCCCAACCACTCCACTTGTTAAAGCTACTATTTACACCAGTAAATTGTGTAGAATTAAATATTTCTACGGGTGTTGTTGCTGTTGCTGCAACCTGACCTGCTGGGGTATTATCATTCCAAACTTTGCCTGCTTGTATAGCGATTTTAACAGCAGTTAGGGTTGTTTGATCATAAACGCCATCGCCACCGCCAACTTGAACAGTTTCTGTTATTTGTGTTGGAGTCAATTGAAGCCCATTATAGCCAACATAACTTCCTAAGTGTGAAGTAACAGGCTCAATTATACCTGTGTTAGTCATAACCACAGTGTACAATTTTAATGAATTAGGAGGAAGTAGTGGTAAGTGTGTATATGTACCACCGTCTCCTATAAGACTTGCATAACTTCCAGACTTATATTCCGCAATCATTGTAGTACTTGGCGGACCATTTAAAACGTCAGTAGCAGCACCATCATAGCGCTGAATACCACCACCAGGAAGCATTGCAAAAACTGTATAGCGATATAAGGTAACGGCCTCCCAGTCACCACTAGAACTATTGTAACGGGTTGCTGTACCGGGTCTAAGAAGTGTTGTTGTGTATGCGTTTGAGTTAAGCTGGTTTGAATTATAGTTTCCTAGAGAATACGCGGGAGTATCTTCAAAATTCCAAGTAGTACCATTATAAGTACCAAGCTGCATTTGAACTCCAGCAGTAGCTTCCGTAATTTTTCCATCTTTTTTATTAATAGTACGCATACCTACTGGAAAAGTAAGTGCTACGTCAACACGTGTAGACTCTTGATTAAAATAAATGTACTGCCAAGGATTCCCGTCTGTAGCATTATTAACAAGTTCAACAGATTTTACAGGAGCCTGCTCTACATCTGAACCGTATAAGGAATTAAACGCTGTTTGATCTTCTTCTGGACGGCCGTATAGTGTTTGAGGTTTAGGTAAGGACATAGCCGAACCTTGATATAAATTTTCAAGACGGTTTGCGCCAACGCAAAGATCCGTAATTTGTAGCGGACCAAAACCCCAAGTAAGCAACAGATTTAAAATAGTTGTATCTGTCATAGTTTCAATATAAGGCGCTGCACCTAACATTGCTGTCATTCTAACTTTGCCTAAAACAACTGGAATAGGTCCGAATTTGTTTGCTTGATTGCTTGTACCTGAAAATAGATTTAAACCATTAGCGCTGCCAGGATCATTAGTTGTAGGCTGACGTACAGGCATAATTGCATTTACTAATGCAATACCTGCTGCGGAAATAGCCATGGTAGCAGCAGTTTTAGTAAAGCCTGTTAGCTTTAACCCTTCCATTCCAATTTCTTTAATTCCCTCACCAGCGAACTCGGGTGCTATAATAACAATTGCAAGAATAAGCAACATCTTAAACGTATCGCGACCTTGTGGCACTGCTCTATACGCAATAGCTTGTCCTGCTTTTACAACTGTAGTGGCCCAATCTTCTTTGGCAATTGGAACACCATCAACTACAATTACTAATCTATCTGTATACTCTGGACTAAGATGATATTTGTTTTGTACGAATAGTGCAAAGTCTTCAACAGTTGTACCTGCAACTGTCCACTCATGATACACATTTGTTTTTAGTGGGTGAGGTCTACCCACAACTTCAATTTGTTTGTTTTCGCTGTATTTATAAACGCCTTCTAAACGCTTGTTCCACTTAATATTAGCTAGCGATTCAACTACACTGTCGCGACCTTCGCGGCAGTGCAAAAATTTGTTGTTACCTACATAGACACCAACGTGTGCAGGCTCTCCATAGATATTAAATAATACTACGTCACCTGGTGCAGGAGTAGTAGTTTTGTTCCACGAGTCCTTATAAAGACTAATAGCCCTTGTGACGTTAGTGTCATAAGGGCCAGTATATTCGTCAACATAGCTTGGTAGATCAATATTTAATTCTTCTTTGTAGTAAAGACGAACAAGTCCCCAGCAATCTATTCCATCAATATCTCTGCCGTTATCTTTGTAACGCAGACCAATATATTTATCATAGTTCATTAAAATAGTCCTGGAAAGTAACCAGGTGTAAAGTTATAGCAGGGAAACGGCTCTCTGCTTAGATTAATCATATCTAAACTTAAGCTAATTTTATCTGCATCATAAGTTACACTGGTAATATAAAAATCTGCGAAACTAGCTTCAACAGTATCGGGTGAGCCAGATAGTACTAGCTCTAATAATATTTTTGTTGGTTTTGTAAGAGTATTGCGTATTTGTGCAATAAGGTCAGGTGAAGCATAGTTTAAAGTTATGCTGCACTGACCTACGCCTGCTTCTTGTTCGCCTGGTAATACTATTTCCATTGGTAAAAAATAGTAATCGTTGCCTCGACTAGTTACACCATACACTATTTCAAGCTCAGTAGTTAAAGCTGGTAATCTACCAGTAAAACTGTCAGCAATACGTCCAACAACTGCTATATTATTTACTGGATCAAAAACAGTTAAAAGCATAATTATTGCTTGATCTGTTTCCGAGCCATACATTGCACGTATGGCTTGTGGAGACAATCGGGTTAAACGACTCATGGCATTATTTCCATTTTTAAACTAGTAGTCCAAAAACCTGGTGCAAGGTACTGAAGTGTAAAAAATTCACCAC